TGTGAACTAATAACCCAGATACCGTGAAGCGATTTCTGCGTCCGGCGTTGGTAATGTCGTACGTCCTTTTGGTTTGCGTGTCGCTCTGTTCCGCCGCTGAATCTCGTCGCTGATAATCGTCCGTGAGCCGTATTTCTTGCCCACCATCTCCGGTTTGAGCGATTTGCAGACCATTCTCCGCTGCTTCGGCGAACTCGCACCATTCTCCAGTTCGTAAATAAACTTTGTGGTCTCTCGTGGCAGTAAGCCCATGATAGGTTATAACCTCTTTAGTCCCTTGGTATTTAACACCGGTATGTGAAACCCATTCTACTCCATCCCATACCCGCATGTCAACTGTTACCTTTTCTATAGGCACAAGTCCTTTGTCTGTTAGTACAAGCTCGCCTTCGGCGATACATCCCAAAACTATCGTCTTCCCAAGTTGCCGTTCTCGCTTATCTTTTTTGGTTATCTGTCGGCCATACAAGCTCGTAGCCATCTGGCAATACACGTCACCGCCGGAGCGAACCGTATCAATGACATCACCCTGCCCCGCAAGCCACGCAAGCACCCGCATTTCAATCCCAGACAGGTCACAGACTAATAGCTTCTCACCCTCAGGCGGGAGTATCGCATCACGAAGTCGTGACCCACGAGTAAGATTCTGCAAATTAAGGCCGCCGCTGCCGCTCCACCTTCCCGTATGTGCCCCGTAATACAGGAGATTTACCGGCAACGTACCTCGGTTTGCTACGCCAAGCATGGACTCCGCACGGGTCTCTTTAATAGTGCTTTTCACGCCTAAACGAGCTTCAACCAGAGCAACGACTTCCGGGTCATCGTGATTCAACAGCGCTTTCATGCCTTTATCTGTTTTGCCGAACGCCCATGTCATCGGAGCATCGGGGTCACCGGCCAGAGCCGGATTTTTCTTTAGTGCGGTCGGGCTGATTTTCCTTGGCGGGTCAACGCCTAACCATATAAGTTGCAATGCGAACCGCTCATTAGACATAAGGTCTGATTTTGCCGTGCTAACCCGTGCAAGCAGTTCCTCTTTAATACGTTTCTGTTCTGCGATTTCCTCTTTAAGGGGTACGGGATTCAGCCGTAAATAGGGTTTACAGGCCATACTAATCGTCAGGTCAATCAGGCGCAACTCATTAACAGGGAAGCCGGCTTTCAGTATTTCCCACGCTTTGGCGGTCAGTTCACAATCAAGCGCGCAGTAGGCCAAGAACGCGTCCCGCTCGGATGGAGTAAAATCCTTTGCCCGTTTCCCTTTAGCATTAACAATCTCTGTGCCCTTGCTTGGCAGTCCGAGGGTTTCGGCAATGACTTTCAGGGATGCCCGCTTGTGCGGGTAGAGCCTACGGAACATGCTCATGGTATCGCAGTACATCGCCGGATAAATGCCGTAATGCTCAGCAAGGATAAAGCCGTCAAAGGCCGTGTTCTGGCAGACTAAAGCAATCTTTTCCCACGGCAAACTTTCGAGTGTCTTACGGACAGCATCAGCGCCCCAGACCATCTGAACATGACCAGTCTTTACGCTCTGAATCCCGACGCAAATAACCTCGAACCGTGGGTCGCGCACATAAGCTTCCGTTGACATCTTCGACAGACTAAAGTCCGTGGAATAATAGGTTTCAAAGTCTAGGATAATTGGGATAATTGGCTCCATTACATTAGCCCCCTTTCAAACGCTTTCCGTACAGTAATACGCTCTGGCCGTTTGGGTATATTATATACACGCAGAATATCTTTAAGCTGCTTTTCGGTGATATTGTATTTCTCCAGTATCCGTTGCCGGTAACCGCCAGCTTGGTATTCATGGATAACGCCTAACACGTCCGGTTGTGTGTTCTTACGGGGTTTGACCGCTGCCTCTTTACCCTTTATATGCCTGGCTAACGCTTCAGCGCAATACTCTGCCATTGTCCAGTTCGTCTCGTTAGCATACGCCTCAAGCAACTCAAACAATAACGGGTCAAGGTACATAGTTACCCGCTTTTTTGCTCCGCGTGTTATGGTGTAGTATTCTGGCTTTTTTCCCATCTCTTTAGTCCCCCTTACATATCCGTCGTAATTCAGCCTCTTGTCTCGACCGCATTTCTTGTTGCGCAGCAGCCCTAGCAGCACCCCTCGCAACGGAGGCAGCATCCCTCGCAACGGAGGCAACATCCCTCGCAGCAGACCACGCAGCGCCCCATGCAGCACCCCTCGCAGCAGCGCAGGCAGCAGCCCTCACGGCATCCAACGCAGCGTCCCAAGCAATTGATAATTCCTCTTTAGTAGCTTGCCCATTGGCATATCTCTCAGCTACGTCCAGAGCGTCGAGACTCCGTTGGTCAGTCAAGAGATGTTGCACTTGGCGCACACACCAGACTGCATATAGTCGTATTTCCCTGTCGTAGCCCTCTACGGCTCTAAGACACCAGAGAGCGTCATTTAGGCCGTTACTGTCAAGGATTGTAAGTAGGCTAAGCGGTTCGTCGTCTGCCTTGGTCTTGCCTAGGTAGCTGAGTAGTTTTTCCCAGCCGTCGGTGCACGGGTTGTGTTTACGAATTTTGTTTAAGGTTGTTTTCATCTCTTTACTCCCCCTCGCATATCCTGCGGAGCTCCGCTTCCTGTCTCTGTCCCATTTCAACCCACGCAGCATCCCCCGCAGCAACCCACGCAGCAGTCGCAGCCCACGCAGCCCCCGCAGCAGCCCCCGCAGCAGCCTCAGCAGCGTTCAATTCAGCCTCTGTAGCCCACGCAGCAGCCCCCGCAGCAGCCCCCGCAGCAGCCTCAGCAGCGTTCAATTCAGCCTCTGTAGCCTGCCCGTTGGCGTATCTTTCTGCTACGTCCAGAGCATAAAGGCTACGTTTGTCAGTCATCAAGTGCTGTACCTGCCTAGCACACCAAACGGCAAATAAGCGGATCTCTTTGTCGTGTCCTTCGACGGCTCTCAGACACCACAGAGCGTCATTTAGGCCGTTACTGTCAAGGATTGTAAGTAGGCTAAGCGGTTCGTCATCAGCTTTAGTCTTACCGAGGTAAGTCAGTAACTTTTCCCAACCGTCTTTACATGGTTCATGTTCTCTAATTTTGTTTAAGGTAGTTTTCATAATTTCCCCCCACATATTCTGCGAAGCTCAGCCTCCTGTTTCGTCCAAGCAGCAGCCCTCGCGGCATACCTAGCAGCATCCCTCGCCGCAGCCCTCGCAGCATCCCCCGCAGCAACCCACGCACCCCACGCAGCACCCCACGCAGCATCCGCAGCCTCCCTCGCCGCAGCCCTCGCCGCAGCCCCCGCAGCCCACGCAGCAGCCCCCGCAGCAGACCATGCAGCAGCCCTTGCAGCGTTCAGTTCGTCCTCTGCAGCCTGTCCGTTGGCGTATTTTTCCGCTACGTCCAGAGCGTCGAGACTCCGTTGGTCAGTCAAGAGATGTTGCACTTGCCGAGCGCACCAGACTGCGTACAGGCGGATCTCTTTGTCGTGTCCTTCGACGGCTCTCAGACACCACAGAGCGTCATTTAGGCCGTTGCTGTCAAGTATGGTTAAAACAGAAATCTCTTCATCGTCTGCCTTGGTTTTGCCTAAGTAGGTCAGTAGTTTTTCCCAGCCGTCGGTGCATGGTTTGTGTTTACGAATTTTGTTTAAAGTGGTTCTCACAGTTCTACCTCCTCACATATCCTGCGCAGTTCAGATTCTTGACGTTGTCTCATTTCGTCCCTAGCACCATCCCACGCATCCCACGCAGCAGCCAACGCAGCATCCCTAGCAGCCCAACAAGCATCCGAAGCAGCCCAAGCAGCAGCCCAATAAGCATCCGAAGCGGCAGCAGACCAAGCAGCAGCCCCCGCAGCAGACCATGCAGCAGCCCTTGTAGCGTTCAGTTCGTCCTCTGTAGCCTCTCCGTTTGCGTAGCGTTCTGCGACATCTAGAGCAGCTAGTCTTCTCTGGTCAGGCAGGAGATGCTGTACCTGCCTAGCACACCATACGGCATACAAGCGGATATCTTTGTCTCTGCCTTCGACAGCCCGTAAGCACCAGATAGCATCATCAAGGCCATTGCTGTCTAGGATGGTTGTGATTAATAGTGGTTCATCATCGGCTTTGGTCTTACCTAGATATTTTAGGAGCTTTTCCCAACCTGACTTACACGGTTCATGTTCTCTAATTTTGTTCAACGTTGTTTTCATAACTCCCCCTTTAAGTGCATATGGGCAATCACGCCTAACCAGTGATAGATTGTATCCTCTTGCTCTTTATGCTCTTGCCACCAATCGGCGAGTCTCTTTAAGCCTGTTTTCGTTATCGGCAGTTTTTGCCTAGACTTGCCCAAACGATCAGGTTTCAGACCGTTTCTCTTTAAGACGTTATAGATACTCGCACGGGTAATGCCTAAGTGTGCTTGGATATCCTCTGTTTTTGTCCCTTGCTGATAGGCGGTCAATATATACGCTTCGCTTTCGGCTGTCAATTTAATAGGCATGGTTTTATTCCTTTCGTTATAGGCTCTATGAGCCGTTTTAGGTTTTTAGGGGATAGTAACCCTTAGGTTGATGGTATAAAATGCCGTCACGGGGCTGTTATTGCGTCCAGTTCGGGCTCTTGCTCTTCGCATAATTCATACCATGTATCTGGCGTTTCGTTTGTTGTTTCAAGGTAGCGCCAAACCGCTTCTGCTGCGCTTTCGTCGTAGTAGGTTTCAACTAATGCTTCATGGAATAGCGCATGGTTATTATCGGTATGTGTGATACGGTATATGGTGTGTATAGTTGCCATTGGATTGCCCCTTTTATAATCGTTTTTAATGACCTGTAATTGTTTTCTGAATAAATAAAAAAGGCCACGCAAGGGTTTTATCCCCCGCATGGCCTTGCGTTGCTGTATAGCGTTGCGGTGCCTGTTATTTAATGTTTATTAAATCTGATATAGCCTGTAGTTGTGCTTCGCTGGCGTACTTATGCAAATAATCAATTATCCGCCTTTTGAGTTTTAAATAGTCGGTCATAGTATGCACCGATATTCTTCGGTCATTTCGTCGATCCATGCTTGTGCTTCCTGTTTATCGTCAAACTTAATATGGGTGAAGCGTGTTCCGTTAATGTCGTTAACCTCATAATTCACGATATACCAACCGATAGGCGTCGTTTCAATGGTGTCGTCAATCCATGTAATGGTCATAATATGCCCCCTTTTCTTTTATCGTCTCATTGGCATTAGCAGGCCGGTAAAATGCCCGTTTACATCAATCTGTATAGGTGAAGTTTCATCGTAAAATGTCAATTCTAATCCAGAGGCTTTAGCAACTAGTTCCGTTTTGAGTGCGTCAAAGGCCAACAACCGTGACGGATTAAACTTAATTTTAGCACTTGGTAGGCATGGCGCGCTGGACGGGAATACTTTAGTATAACTAGGAAACACATCTGCGGTAGTGTCGCAGATAGGGATGAGCCGTGTTTCCTCAGGTTGACTTTTTTTGTTTAGTTCTATAACGGTATAATTCCCATTGCCGTCTGGTGAAATAGTAGTACTATGCCCAGGCTTTTTAGGAAAACACTCAATCGGCAGTAAGACGTTTTGCGTTAGCGTTTCAATCGGCGCAATGTAAATTTTTACCAATTGCACTCCATCTGTGGCAACTAATGCCCCGCTAGTTTCATAGAGTACATATTTAATTGCCGCATGGTCTTTTTCTGTGAACTGTTTCATGATTTTTTGGCTAATCGTTAGCATAATTTTCCCCCTTTTCTTTTATTGAATTTCCGACAATTCATCTAAGCAGTCTGAAAATAGCCGTTTCACGCCGTGCCATTCCTTATCTACCGCCAAAAACATATCATACGCCCGCCTACTATCGGTGTTATACCCATACGCGGCACAAAAATCTTCGAATGTTTCTGGATCGTATTTTATTAAACACGCTAGTATGTCGTATAAACTCGGCTTAGTGGTTTTGCTCTGATAAATTGTGTAATGGCCGAATTCTAGTAGGCAACCCTTGGCGCACCACTCACCCGCATCAATTTTTGGCGGGAGTCCTTTTTTTGTGTTAATGCTGCCTGCCTCCTTGTAATAGTATGAGTTATTTATACTTGTTGAAAACCTAAACTCCATTGGTTTTCTATCGGGTCTTGCCAACGTAATATCATAAACGGCGGTTACTAAACCATTACCGGATCTGTCAAAATGCCCACTGTACTGAGCCGCCATAGTCAGTCCATATTTAACCGCAAAATTATTTGCCTGCTCTTGATACTCATTTAGTGTCGTCTTCATAATTTCCCCCCCTTTTTAGTTTGTTGTTAAAAATCCTGAATAATAAAGCCGTCCGTGCCTGCGATTGGTATAACAAGCGTATGGTACGCTATATCATCTATATCTTCGTATTCTGCACCATAAGCATCTTGAAACTCTTCAAGATCTTCATACTCTGTAAATTCGCAGCAGATGGCAATAACATCAAGCTTTATTTCTTCCCCCCCGTCGTCTTCGTATGCTTGTAAATACTCAAATAGCGCTTGTAGTCCAGCGTAGGAAAAGTTGTCCCCGCGTCCCGCGTCTCTAAACGCTTGCGCAAACCGGTCGTCGTTAATGGTTATCTTCATCTTTTTATCCCCCTTTTAGTATGCCCGTATCGCCAGATACAGAGTTGTAAATATACACAATCCTAGAATGCAACAGTCTGCCGTTGAAAACTGTTGCCGGTTATGCCGGTTACGCATTTTGTGCATTTTGGTGATACGGCTATCGCCAATACTTTTAAGGTCTCTCATTTTGAGCCCCCCTTGAAATAATGTTGTCTTGTTATACACTGGCTGGAAAATTATGTCAATATAAAAATAATAAAAAAATACATTTTTTTTGTTGTTCGGCCTGGTTGCATGCAATCCATATAATCTTTTATTATAATGCAAGGGTAGTACCAATGCGTAAAGAGTTTTAGGTTTATTTGCACAAGTTAAGTTTTTTGTAACTAATTTTAGTTTTTGGCATGAATTGTGGCGCTTGTCCTGAAAAAATATAAAAGGTTTGCTATTCACAAAAACTAAAATGCTTCCACGGGGCTAAAAACAGGCTCAAATGAGGTTTTTAGTAAATAAAGTTAATATATATGAAAACTTGAATGTCAGAATAAGGAAAAATGTTTAAATAAGGGGTGCTAGCATACGTAGGGTAAGTTTATAGAATTGTTAATGTTTTGGGGGCGATGGAAAAAAAGTAAAAAAAGAACAACGACCATAAGTTGAATAATACCAATATGTTGAATACCATTGAGTTAAAAAGGGGTGAAAAAAAACTAGGTAGAGGCACCGGAGAATTAAGCCATTATGAGCGGAAAAAATTTTGCAAGACGACCCTTACTTTTTTTTTTTTTTTTTTAATTCAATAGTATATAAATAAATAGAATCATTATATTTTTGGTACTGGTTAGATAAACCCCCCCTAGCATACGGTCTGCAAAGCCGTGGAATCATTGTGGTTTAGTATCCCGCGCCGTGGAGCTTATCTTGACATGTTTTCTTAAGTTGACATTCAAATTTTCATATATATTAAAAAAAGTTATTCATTTCTGTATACACAATCGGTAAAATATGATTTTTCTGTCAAGATTAGAAAATACGTTTATATTTCAAGCCTGTTTTAATCTAATTTTCTAATGTAGGCAAAAACATCATATCACTTATTGATATCATTAGCTTTTTTATTTAGCTAAAATATTTAATTTTCTAATGTAGGCGAAAAACACATATCACCCATTGATATCATTACGTTTTTTATTTTCGATTAAATTAGTTACTGTTTATTGTTACGACGCGCGCCGGTTGTTCAGTGAAATGTTTTAGTAGTATATATGAATAGTGAAATGTTTTAGTGTTGTTCTAGACAGGTTATCCGGTGTCATGGTTGCTTGCGTGGTTGCTTGCGTCTTGGTTGCTAGTGTCTTGGTTGCTAGTGTCTTGGTTGCTTGCGTCTTGGTTGCTAGTGTCTTGGTTGCTAGTGTCTTGGTTGCTAGTGTCTTGGTTGCTAGTGTCTTGGTTGCTAGTGTCTTGGTTGCTTGCGTCTTGGTTGCTTGCGTCTTGGTTGCTTGCGTCTTGCGACGGGGTGGGTAGGGCCCCCTTGTGTGCGTTCGTTGGTGGCGGCCAAGTGCCTCCAAATCCCCAGAGTATTTTTCCCACGCATTTCTCTAAAATTTTTTAGTGTCTATTTTCGTAACTCATTTCTCTAAAATTTTTTAGTGTATATTCTTTTGTCTATTTCTCTAAAATTTTTTAGTGTCTATTTCCCCACGCATTTCTCTAAAATTTTTTTGTTGTATAAACTCCCCCATTTTCATAAAACTCTTTATAAGAGAAAAACCCTTGACATTTTTATCTCTTTAGCCCATCTTTATAGTATGAACCCTACCCATGAATTAGATGACCTATTAGCAGGTCTGGCTGAGGTGGAGGAACCGACTCCAGAACCAAGTCTTGCCCCTGCGTTAATCGGACCGTGGCCCGCCAAGTTATCATTTGATGTAGCCTTTGGTGAGTCTGATGATGTTATCCGTGCGAAGTACAATCTCTCTGAACCGGCGTTACAGTCTATTTATTTAAATCCTACGTTCCGAAAAGAAGTCTCGGAAAAGCAGGCAGTCCTCCGCGAAGAAGGTATTACCTTCAAAACGAAAGCGAAGATGCAGGCAGAGATGTATCTTGAGAACGTACATGATATAATAAATAGTGAGACCGCTGCCCCCAGTGTAAAACTCGACGCCATTAAGAGCATTGTGAAGTGGGCGGGGTACGAGCCGAAACCAGAAAGCTCCGCGCAAGGGCAAAGCCAGCAAAAGACCCAGTTAGTTATTCAATGGCAGGATGGTAGTGGTACGGTGGCGATACAAACATGAGCCAAGTACAGACAAATATTACCCCTATAGTAATTCCTTACGCCCCGCGGCAGTTGCAGGGGGTTATTCATAAGAACCTCGATGCGCATCGGTGGTCTGTTATCGTCCTCCACCGGCGGGCGGGTAAAACCGTCTTGTTGCTGAACCAACTGATTAAGCGGGCGATGCAGAACGGGCAGTTACGACCAAGATATGCGTACATCGCACCCTTTTTGAAGCAAGCAAAGACACTTGCGTGGGACTATTTAAAGTATTATTGCGACCCGATACCTGGCAGGGTGTTTAGCGAAAGCGAATTGAAAGTTGAATTACCAAACGGGGCGCAGATACGCCTCTACGGAGCGGATAACCCTGACAGCCTCCGTGGTATTTATTTAGACGGCTGCGTCCTCGATGAATATGCGCAGATAGACCCGGTGTTATTTTCTTCTATTATTAGACCGGCGTTGTCAGACCGTAAAGGTTGGTGTGTCTTCAGTGGAACGCCGAACGGAAAAAACCATTTTTATGATGTACTCCAGACCGCGCAGCAGGCAGGGTCGGAAGAAGGTTGGTACTCACTCGTTGCACCGGCGTCAGAAACAGGCATTGTAGACCCTGCGGAGCTACGGGACGCGAAACGGACGATGACGGAGGAAGAGTTCGAGCGGGAGTATGAGTGTTCGTTCAACAGCATCATAGGGAAAAGGATATATCCTGAGTTCAACCGGCACTGGCATATTCTCCAGGAAGATCTTATCCCGACGAAAAAGACCCTTATATTCCGGGGATGGGACAACACAGGGCTCTCACCGGCGTGTGTTTTGGCGTATATTACCAACGGCGGGCAGCTACGGGTGTTCAAAGAGTTCTGTTTTGAAGACTGTGGCATAATGGAGGCAGTTGAAGGCGTCGTTATGTGGACAAACCAGTTCTTGCCGGCGGGGTGTACGTTCAGAGATATATGCGACCCCGCAGGGCGGATACGCGATACAAGCAAAATGTCAGCACGGGACTATATGGTCATAAAATCTCGCGAAATGGGGCAGGATATATGGCCGGAAGATGGGATACAGACATGGAAAGTCCGACGCGAGTCCGTCGCAGGGCGGTTGAATAAAATATATAACGGACAGCCGGCGTTTAAAGTGAGTGAGTATGGGTGCCCTGTGTTGGCGGAAGGGTTCGAGGGTGGTTACGCATATAGAGAAATAGCGAACATGCCGGGGCTCTACGCAGAAGAAGCGATAAAGAATAAATATTCACATATTCATGATGCGTTGCAGTATCTCTGCACTCGCGTTTTTCTACAAGCAAGTCAAATACGTACGTCTCCAGATGGAACGGAAATCCTTGACGATGATGAGGATATGTATTACACTCAAGAAGAATCGCGTGGTAGGTCTACAATTGGAGGATATTAATGCCGAAAAAAGATAACGTCGAATATTTGTTCTCCATTTCCGGGGAATTAAACGTTGTTGATAAGTTTTCAGACGACCAACGTGCTGATATTATTGAGCGCGTGCTTAATGGGTATGACACAGATACTCAATCGCGTAAACAGTGGTACGATGCAGCAGTTGATGGCTTTGAATTAGTCAACCAAGTCACACAGGAAAAGACGTATCCTTGGGTTGGCGCGGCTAACGTTAAATATCCTCTTATTACAGTAGCAGCGACTCAATTCGCGGCACGTGCGTATCCTAATATTATAGCCGGACCGGAAATTGTTAAAGTAAAGGTTAAAAGACCCGATCCATCAGGACAACTTGCGATGGCGGCGAATGACCTCGTGAAGCACATGAGTTGGCAACTCCTCGAAGAGATGGAAGAATGGGAAGCTGAAACGGATAAACTACTCCACGCGCTTCCAATCGTGGGTACCTATTTCCGCAAAACTTATTACGATGACTCACTCCAGCGCAACTGTAGCTATATTGTTAGCCCGCTCAAAGTTGTCGTCAATAATGATAGTCGAAGTCTTGAAACCGCGCGGCGTGTAACACACGAAATTGAATTAAGTCGCAATGATGTTATCGAGCGTGAGCGTAGCGGCGTGTTTGTTAAGAACGTCGCAGAAAAAATGAAATCGACGAATGACCACGACACGGAATCATTCTTGGAGCAACATTGTTGGTTCGACCTCGATAAAGACGGATACGAAGAGCCCTACATTGTTACGTTGCATCGTGACTCACAGACTTTATGTCGAGTAGTCCCCCGGTTTGAAGAAATTATCCCAGCCGATGACGGCAAAGAAGTAGCTAAAATTACTGGATATAGTTACTTCACAAAGTATTCTTTTATTCCTAACCCCGAAGGCAAATTTTATGACCTTGGATTCGCGCATCTGCTCGGAGCGCTCAATCATTCTGTAAATACCCTGTTCAATCAAATGCTTGATGCAGGGGCGCTGTCAAACCTCCAAAGCGGTTATATCAGCAAAACGGTTCGAGTAACGCAAGGTAGCGCTCGGTTCCAACCTGGTGAATGGAAAATGGTCGAGGCGATGGGTGGGGCACTCAAGGATAATATCTTCCCACTACCTGTCCGTGACCCATCCCCGGTCTTATTTCAACTTCTTGGGTTACTGAATGATATGGCGATGAAAATTGCCTCGGTTACCGATGTTATGACAGGTGATAGCCCAGGACAAAACGTCCCAGCGACGACAACACTCGCAATGGTTGAGCAAGGGTTGAAAGTTTTTACTTCTATCTATAAACGGATCCATCGGTCATTACACTATGAGCTTAAAAAACTCCAAGCACTTAATTTTATTCATCTTCCAGAGAATGGCCAATCATTTATGGCTGGAGGTGAGGCCCGTACTGTTACACCTCAGCAGTATAACCCGAAAGATGTGGAGTTTGTCCCGGTCACAGACCCGGCGAATAGCTCACAGACTGTGGCGTTAGCTCGGGCAAACGCTTTGATGCAGACCCTACAGATGAACCCAACGATGACGGGCAAAGTCGAAATCCTCCGTCAATATTATGAGGCAGTTGGGCTTACACCGGAAGAACTTCAAAAGGTTATGCCCCCTCAAGAGATTCAACCACCACCTCCGTCACCGGATATGCTCAAAGTTCAGGCCGAAACGAAAGCTATTGAAGCTACGCTACAGTTACAATTTATGAAAGAGCAGCGGGAAATGATGAAAACTGCTGCCGAAGTTGAAAAAATAAAGACTGAGTGTATTAAGAATATCGCCGACGCCGAAGCGAAAGAAGCCGGGTCACAGATTGACCAGTACACCGCAGATACGCAGAGAGTGATTAGTCACTTAACTTTTGAAGAAAGGCAGAATCGCGCAAATGAGCAACGACAACCTGCAACTCCAACTGGGCAAGCACCAACTACGAATGTGGAAGGACCTACCGGAGACCAAGGAATTTCTAAGATGGGTGGAAGCACACCTCCACAGTTGCCAGACCAGTCTAACGAAGGGCTCGACCTTGAATCTAAACTCAGCGGAGGCGACAGCACTCCAAACCTCAACAGTGTTGGGGCAAATTTACGCGCTGACTTTAATCGCAACCCCGAGTCCCTTGGGTAGCGAGGAGGATTAAATGCCTATTATTAATAAAGATGGATATACTCTTACGAAAGACTTGCTCCCACAAGAACTGGCGTATAAAGTCCAAGATGAGAGTATATCAACAGAAAAACTCATCGACGAAGCAGTGACAAACGCTAAAATCTTACCCGGGACAATTAGTCCTGACCGCCTCACAGAATACGTTGCGACGGTTCCTACTGGTGGGATTATTCTCTGGTCTGGTGCGGTAAGCGCGATTCCATCTAACTGGGCGCTCTGCGACGGGGCGAATGGTACTCCAGATTTGCGGAATCGGTTTGTTGTCGGCGCGGGCAGTACGTATTCAGTCGCGGCTACAGGTGGTTCAACTGACGCAATTGTTGTAAGCCACAACCACAGTATTACAGATAGCGGTCACGCGCACAACGTTTCTTCTAACGCGGTTCGGATTAGTATTAATGACGTCTCATCGGGTGTCCTCTGGGGCGGTGAAGGCGGGAGTGGTAATAAAGGTTACGCCGAAGTTTCCCAGACCGGGATTTCTGTTAATACTACTGGTTCCGCAGGAACAAACGCTAACTTACCCCCATATTACGCGCTTGCGTATATTATGAGGATTCTGTGAGAGAGATAAACGAAATCATAATCCACTGCGCAGATACACCCAACGGGAAAGTATTTCATGCTTCGGATATTGATAAGTGGCATAAAGAGCGTGGGTGGACAAAAATTGGCTATCACTGGGTGATAGACATAGACGGGTTTATCGAAGCCGGTCGGCACCCCGATGAAGTAGGAGCGCATGCAGAGGGGCATAATAGATTCAGCCTTGGCATCTGCCTAATAGGAACGAATAAGTTCACCCAAGCTCAATGGGAGTCCCTTGCGCTCCTCGTTCATCGTTTAGCTGGCGAATTCCCGCTCGCAAAAATAGAAGGGCATTACCAAGTCGCAACAAATGGAAAGACGTGCCCGAATTTTGATGTACCGAAATGGTGGAACAATAATTGTACACCCGACCCAAAAAACGTCCTGTAAAGGTGATACATGAGTACTGCGAAAGTCTGTAAGAAGTGCCCGAAGTTCCGGAAAGGTAATAATTTTTGTATCCACCATAGTAAAATAGTAAGCCCGTGGGATGACTGGTGTGAATGGCGCCAAGAAGGTTGGGATAAATGGGATTTGGTAAAAGAATTAATCGACTCATCCTCACGTTCGTAGCGAAGAAATATGTCGCATGGCTTGTCGCATGTTGGTTTCTTTGGGAAGACAAAGTCAGTGGTACTGACTGGATAATGCTTACCGGTGGTATTTTCGCGATTGACGCGTGGAGTAAACGATATGTTCCTGCAAACCCTGAAATTGATAAATATGACGCTTGATAACAAATTTACGCAATGGGTTTTGCTTATTTGTTTCACTTTAAGCATGATATGTCTACTATGGGTTTACATTCTGTGCAATTCGTATAAAGTAGAACTAGCTTTGGCAAAGTCTAAAAACGCAGACCTTGAGTCAAGTATAGCCGTCCAGAACGCAGCCATTGAAAAAGCCAGACTCGATTATATGTACAACAAAAAGCGACTTGATGCGGCAGTGGCGAAAGCAACCAAACTTGAAAAACAACGGCAATCGTTACCACCCCTAACTGGTTCCTGTGAAGAGATGGTGAAGCGCACAATGGATACTATTGTATCCAATATGGGGGGTTAATGAGAACGATAGTTATCATTATGTCAGTTATGACCCTGTTCGGTTGTGCCAAGCAAGTGCTTGTACCGGTGTCCAGTTGCCCCGAACCCCCAGCTTGCGGAGCAGTGTTAGTAACACAGGCGTTACCAAAAAACGCAACGATACAGCAGCAACTTGAGGCAATACGTACTGATTTCTTGGAGTTATATAGATGCAAAATTCTCCTCGACGGGTATAGAGGGGGAAAGGAGGCTTCCAATGGGTTGCGGTAAAGGAAAAGGCGGGAAGAAGAAGTAATTCTACACACTCAAACATTTTTAGGAGGAAAGTATGATTCGTCCGGCAGGACATCGAGTTCTTGTAAAAGTACAAGAGGCAGAGACAGTAACGGCAGCGGGGATTATTATCCCAGACGCGATTTCCGAACGACAAGCAGAAGCAAACGTATTCGGTGAGATTGTCGCTGTAGGTCCGACCGCATGGCGCGCTTTTGATGACGGCCAACCGTGGGCGAAAGTTGGCGACCTTGTTGCATTTGCAAAATACGGCGGGTTTGTTATTGAAGACCCCGACACAAAAGAGCGATTTAGATTATTGAATGACGAAGATGTTACCGCAGTCATAGAAAGAGGATAGTATGGGTGTAGCCCATTATTACCAAAATAGACTAGGCTTTAAGGAGGCCGTATGCAACCCGAAGAAATCGCTCCCGCAGGAGGAGCAGACATCGAAATTGGAGGAGAAGTCCTCGAGCAACCCACAGAAACCCCAGACGAAAGTATTGCTGGCGGAGATAGTACCGGAGGAAACACCGCCGAAGACTCAGCCCGCGCGAAAGGGTGGCGCCCGAAAGAAGAGTACGTCGGAGACGGTGATTGGGTAGACGCAGAAGAATTTTTACGGCGGAAACCATTCTTCGACAAGATGAGTCAGCAGCGGCAGGAGATTAAAAGACTCCAGCGGACTGTTGAATCGATGGCTACACATTATCATAAATCTGTGGCGGCCGCAGTTGATAAGGCGGTGAAAAATTTAAAAGTAGAACGCCGGGAGGCTATTGAGCTTGGGGACGCCGACAGAGTAGACGCGATTGACGCGGAGATTGCCTATCAACAGCAACAAATGGCCGCGCAGCCAGCGAATACTGTCGCTCCTGAAATCGTTGATTGGGTCGCAGAGAATCCGTGGTTTAATAATGATTCTGATATGCGGTCTTTCGCGGTTGCATTCAACGAAAACTACCTCAAAGCTAACCCGAATGACATCGCGGCTAGTCTGGATAAGACTCTTTCGGCCGTGAAAAAAGCGTTTCCTGAAAAATTTGAGCAGCCTGTTCGTAAACCGATAGCGCCGGCTAGCCCGGTCGAAAGCGGTGCGGTCGCGCATAAGCCCGCGAAATATGATGTAAATAGATTGACAAGCGAACAAAAAGCTGCGTACAATGCTTATGTCAAACAACATAAAATTATGTCACATGACGAATACTTCCAAGGATTGGAAGTGATAGGAGATTACAAATGAGTGCAGAGCGCGCTACTAATCGACCAGACCGTAGTAAAGCAACACGTGTACCGTTAGGCAACCGGGCCCGTCTTTCGTTCAATAACCTCGAAGAAGGTTACGTATACCGCGTTATCAATGACGTGGATGATCGGATAAAACGAGCCGAAGCCGCGGGGTACGAGTTTGTAGAATCCGAGAGTAGTCTCGGGGATGCCCGCGTCGCAGACGCATCAAAAATGGGGGCGAAGGTCTCCAAACCAGTCGGCGGAGGAATGACCGGCTATTTAATGCGCATTAAGAAAGATTGGTACGACGAAGACCAGCAGAACAAACAAAAGCAGATTGACTCGACTGAATCTGCGATGAAACCCGACAACAAGCAGAATCAATATGGCGAAGGATTAACAAATTCATAAGGAGCTAAACAATGGCTAATACAAGCACTCCGTTTGGTCTGCGCCCAGTAAAGAAACTTACCGGCTGCTGCCCAAACTTCCAAATTACGAAGTATTATGTACCTTCTACCGATAGCACCGCTATTGGTCTTGGGGACCCTGTCAAACTTGCCGGTTCCGCTGATGCAGACGGCATCGCGACGGTTACTCGTGTAACGACCCCTGGCACTGATGTTATCGCAGGTGTTATGATTGGTGTTCAACCAGTTCCTACTGACCTGTCTCTGAACTACCGCAAAGCGTCAACTGCTATGTACATCTACTGCATCACTGACCCTGAGTGTGTCTTTGAAATCCAAGAAGACTCCGTCGGCGGCGCACTCGCTGCTACGTCTGTCGGCCTGAACGCAAATCTTGCACTCGGAACCGTAGATACCGTTACTGGTAACGGCAAAACCATGCTCGACAGCTCAACTGCGAACACCACTAGCACTCTGGATGTTCAGATTCTTGGGTTCAAGCAAGCTGTTAATAACGAGATTGGTAGCTACGCAAAAATTCTTGTTAAACTGAACAAAGCACAGTACGTCAATGCGACGACTGGTGTATAAGGAGGCATAACAATGGGAGTTATTAATACTGGTAGTTTTGCAAAAGCGCTCTGGCCGGGTAAATAACACTGCCCCCTCGTATAGTAATATACGTTGCAAACTCTTTTAATTGCTGGGAACCCCTAACGTAAAGACGAGGGCAATCAGCAGGGAAGCCGAGAAAATGGTAGTCTACTGCGCGACAAATAGCCACAACGGGAAAAAATACGTTGGTATCACGGGCCAATCTCTGCCAAGGCGGATTTCGGAACATCGTGGGCGTATGTTACGCGGTGACAGGCAACATAAGTTTTATCTAGCATTACGAAAATATGGATTCGACGCATTTACTTGGGATATTCTTGCGGAAACTAACTCGGAGCAGGAATTGAAGAACCTCGAAATTGCTTTTATTGAACAATTCGGCAGTTACCGGGCGGGGTATAATAGTACCCCCGGTGGAGATATGGTTTCCCCCGAGACAAAGCAATTATTATCGAATATCCATAAGGGTCGTACCGTAACATGGGGAGAAAAAACACGACAAACTCGATTAGCTAATGGTTCATATTATGGACATAACGGGACTAAAGGGAGTGCGCATCCGCATTCAAAATCTTATCTCGTTATTACCCCCTATGGGGGCGAAATCCAGATTAAAGGCCTCCGCCAATTTTGCCGTGAGAATCAACTCTCCCACAATCTAATGCTTAGTGTTGCTAATGGGCGCCAAACCCAACATAAAGGGTTTAAATGCGCATACCATATCGCGGAACCTTCAACGACTATCCCGGAAGGGAGTACACCACAAGCGATTGGTGGTGGAAATGGAGAGCATCCGTAAGGATGAAGATATAGTCTGCTCTGCGCGGAAACGTGCAGCAGCCCTCACGGGCGGGATAGATTTAGCGAATCTATCTGAACATACAGGATCAACAAATGGTTCGGAGAGACATATAATGAGTGGCCGGAAGAGTATTCAAAGCTGTTTGATATTGAGACCTCGAAGAAGGCTTACGAAGAAGAAGTTGGCGTTTCTGGTTTCGG